TGATGTTTTACGCGGCGGCTGCCATGCGCACGCCAGAAGCGCAGTGGGCGTTTGAAGGCGTCACTGAGATCGAGTGCGTGATTGTGCAGCCCCCTGAAGTGCGCCGCTGGGTGACAACGCCTGAGCGCATTGCCAAGTTTGAATTGGAGTTGGTGCAGGCCGTCAAGCAAGCCGAGAAGCCAAACGCAAAGCTGGCCGTTGGCGATCACTGCAAGTGGTGCGCGGCCAAGCCCATCTGCCCTTTAATGACAGGCGCAGTTGACCGCGTATTGAAGGTGCAGATTGAAGCATTGCCAGCGCCTCAGATCAGCAACTACCTCAAGACGGCTGATATGCTAGAAGACTGGATCAAAGATTTGCGCGCCCTTGCACTCCAGATGCTTGAGTCTGGCGCTAAGTTGCCCGAATACAAACTGGTGGCCAAGCGTGCCATTCGGTCATGGTCAGACGACGAGAAAGCAAAGATTGCTTTGTTCGCGTATGGCCTCACAGAATCTGAAGTGATGGAGACTACTGTCGTCTCCCCCGCCAAGGCCGAAAAGGCGCTCAAAAAGCGCAAGATCGGCCTACCGGAAGACCTAGTAGTCGCCATCTCGTCAGGTAACACTTTGGCAAGCGTGGATGATCCACGACCCGAAGTGATGCTCTTGGGCAAACAGTTATCTGCTGCCCTTTCTAAACTACAGTAAGGAAAATCATGTCAAATTTAGTAACCTTCTCTCAAGCTAATCTACCCGCTGTTTCTACTTTGTCTAGCGCTTTGCGTTCGATCCAAGCCGAAGTTGGCCCATCCGGTGTTGTCATCATTAAGATGGACAAGACTGGCCACTGGGTCTTTGGCGCAGATCAAACTGAAGTCGAAGACGACGCTGTTTGGGCAGTCAACCCTTTCTCATTCGTGCATGGTTTCATCGCTTGGGGCGATGGTGAAGTGCTGGGCGAGAAAATGACAAGCGTGAGCAACCCACTGCCTGAGTTGGATGAGGCGCCCCCTCAAGCCAAAAAGGGCTGGGAAACTCAAGTGGGCATGTCACTCAAATGCCTGACCGGCGAAGACAAGGGCATGGAAGCGCGTTTCACCACCACGTCAGTGGGCGGCAAGCGTGCGGTTCAAACTTTGGCCGTTGCTTTGGCCGAGCAGGTTGAAAAAGACCAAACCAAGCCAGTGCCAGTCGTGCGTCTGAAGAAAGACCACTACGCTCACAAATCCTACGGCAAAATTTACACCCCAGTGTTTGAAGTTGTCGAATGGGTGAGCATGGATGGCGAGGCGCCAGCCGCCGAGCCAGAAGTCAAAGAAGCACCTGCACGCCGTCGTCGTTCAGCGTAACCTTTCTGATGGGCGTTATGAGCGCCCATTGGAAAGGAGACGCCAATGCTTTGGTTAGATTTTGAGACGCGCAGTATGTGCGACCTACGCGCCAAGGGCGTGTACAACTATGCTCAGGACGCAAGCACCGATGTGCTGTGTATGTCCTATGCGTTTGACGATGAGGAAGTGGTGACTTGGACTCCCGCCGAGCCATTCCCCGCCCGTGTGCGCAACTACACCGGCCAGATCAGGGCGCACAACGCGGCGTTTGAGCGCTTGATCTTTTGGTATGTCTTACAAATAAATTTTAAGCTGGAGCAGTTCTATTGCACTGCAACACAAGCCCGCGCCAATTGCGCGCCGGGTTCGCTTGAGGACGTTGGCCGCTTTGCTGGCGCGTCTATGAAGAAAGACCACCGAGGCGCGCAACTGATCCGCTTGATGTGCGTGCCGCCATTCAAAGACTCGCCAGAACTGATGGCCGAGATGATTAAGTATTGCGAACAGGACGTGCGCGCCATGCGTGCAATCAGCAAGGGCATGCGTGACCTTAGCGCAGAAGAATTGCTCGACTATCACGTCAACGAACAGATCAACGACCGAGGCGTGCTGGTGGACGTGCCGCTGTGCCACGCCGCAGTTAAGTACGCGTCAGACGAACTAATTGAGATCGAGGAAATTGTCAAGGAAGTTACTGAGGGCGCTATCACCAGCGTTCGCAGCCCCCGCATGCGTGAGTGGGTCTGGGATCGCGTGGACGAAGAAGCGCGCAAGCTGATGCAAAAGGACGATAAGGTCAGCATCGACAAAACCGTGAGAGCCAATCTTTTAAACTGTGATGGAGTACCACCCGATGTTCAAGAAGTCATTCAATGCGCAGACGACCTTTGGGCGTCGTCCGTGGCTAAATTCAACCGACTCGCCTGTCTGGCAGATGAGGAGGACGCGCGGGTACGCGGAGCGTTCGTATTTGCTGGAGGTTCCGCGACGGGCCGAGCCAGTTCATACGGTGCCCAAGTCCATAACTTTACCCGTAAGTGTGCTGAAGAACCCGCAGCCGTACGAAACGCTATGGTCAGAGGACACGCGATCGTCCCTCGGTATGGAAAGCGCGTTACCGATGTACTCAAAGGCATGCTTCGCCCCGCGCTTATTGCAGCCGAAGGAAAGCAATTTGTCGTGGCTGACTGGGCGGCTATCGAAGCGCGTGTCAACCCTTGGCTCTCCGGTCGAGGACACGATAAATTGGAACTATTCCGCACTGGCGAAGACGTTTACAAAGTTAATGCAGCCGCCACCTTCAACATCCGCGTTGAAGACGTCACCAAAGACCAACGCCAGATTGGAAAAGTTCAAGAACTTGCCTGTGGATTTGCTGGTGGTGTCGGTGCTTTTGCTGCCATGGGTCGTGCTTATGGTATTAGCCTTCCTGAACCAATCGCCAAACGAATGGTTGATGGTTGGCGCCGTGCTAACCCTTGGAGCGTACCTTATTGGTCGGCGCTAGAGGAATCCTACACCCGCGCCATGCGCAACAAAGGGCGTGAATTTAAAGCTGGCCGTATAACATATTTATACGATGGCCTGCACCTATGGTATGCCCTACCCTCTGGCCGCATTTTGTGCTACCCCTATGCCAAATTGGAATCAGAGGGCGTCAGTTATGCCAAAGCGGCATGGAAGCCAGCGCAAGATGCAAAAGAATGGCCGCGCGCCCGCCTTTGGAAAGGCTTGGCATGTGAAAATGTAACGCAGGCAGTGGCCAACGATTTGCTTCGCCACGCCCTGCGCCAACTCAACGACGTTGTGTTGCATGTGCATGACGAGATTGTGTTAGAGACGGCAGACCCAGAAGCTGCTGAAAAATTAAAACGTGTGATGTGTACAGCGCCAGCGTGGGCAGATGGCCTACCCTTGAACGCTGAAGTAGAAACTATGAAAAGGTATGGCAAATGAACTTTCTTGATTTTTTAATTTCTTTGGCGCCCGAGGGTGAGACGGCGCTGATCGTGCGCCAAAAACCCATTGGCAAGGAACTGCAATTCCACGCAGATGGCGCAATCAAATGCACATGGCCGGCTATGTTGCCCGACACCAAAATCAAACCCGATTGGGCAATTTACGGCAACACGGCCAGCTTTATCATCGACCGTTTTAAAGATGGCCACGTCTCCGCGTCTGCGGCAAATTGTGAGTATGTGCTTGTGATGGTGCTAGATGACGTAGGCACGAAGGCGGCCATACCACCCTTAGAACCCACTTGGAAGATCGAAACGTCTAAGGGGTCATACCAGTGGGGCTACGCCTTCTCAGAACAGCCTACAAAGGCCGATTTCTCAGCCGCCATCAAAGCCATCGCCGATGCTGGTTACACCGACGCCGGCGCAATTAACGCCGTGCGCAACTTTCGCCTGCCTAACTCGATCAACTTGAAACCCGACCGCAACAACTTTGCGGCCATCTTGCATGAGTTTCACCCCGAGCGTGACTTTACGCTTGACCAAATTTGTGATGCGCTGGGTGTGGTGCCCGCACCTGCTGACTCAATTGGCTTCAAGCCGATCCGCTTGTCAGATGATGGCGCTGACGATGTGATGGCGTGGCTCAGTGGCCAAGGTCTGCTCCTCTCCAAACCCAATCAAGAAGGCTGGGCTGGCGTGATCTGTCCGAACTCAGCCGAGCATACTGACGGCAACCCTGAAGGCCGTTACATGCCGGCCAACCGCGCCTACTGCTGCCTGCATAGCCACTGCCTTGAACTTGACTCGGGCGTGTTCCTTAAATGGGTTGCTGACAATGGTGGCCCCAAGCACGCCCCCGGCCTGCGCGAAGAATTGCTGACCTTGGCCATGGATCAAGCCCTGTCTAAACTGACGCCCACTGACATGTTCACAGATGACGCGGCGGCCGTGATCGCTGAGGTTGAGCGCAAGGAACTAGGGCGCGTTGAGAAGGCGCAGTGGTATGAGCGCTTTGCGTACATCCAAGACGATGAGTCTTACTTTGACATGCAAGACCGCCGTGAGGTGTCGAGGTCGACTTTCAACGCCCTGTTTCGTCACATCAAATGCAATTCAATCCACGGCAAGAACCCTAAGGTTGAGGCGTCAATTTGTTTTGATGAGAATCGTCAGAAATACGGCGCCAAGGCGCTTGTCGGCATAACGTACGCCGCCGGTGAGTCGGTCATTGTCGCCCGTGATGGCGACCTGTACGGCAACCGCTGGCGCGACGCGCGCCCGCAAGTGGCCGCAGGTGACGTGACCCCTTGGCTTGAGCATTGCCAAACGCTTGTGCCTGACCCTGACGAACTTGAACACATTTTCAACGTGATGGCGTTTAAGGTGCAACACCCCGAGGTCAAGATCAATCATGCCGTGCTACATGGCGGCGACCAAGGCTCAGGCAAGGACACCATGTGGGCGCCGTTCATCTGGGCGGTCTGTGGTGAGCACCTCAAGAATCGCGGCCTGTTAGATAACGACACCATGTCGTCGCAGTTTGGCTACGCTTTGGAATCTGAGATTTTGATCTTGAATGAATTGAAAGAACCTGACGCAAAAGAACGCCGCGCTTTGGCCAATAAGTTAAAACCAATTATTGCCGCGCCGCCTGACATGTTGACAGTGAACCGCAAGGGTTTGCACCCTTATCAGATGGCCAACCGCGTGTTCGTGTTGGCGTTCTCTAATGACCCAGTGCCCATTTCGCTTGACTCTCAGGATCGTCGGTGGATGTGCATCTGGTCGCATGCGCCGCGCATGAGCACCGAGGCCGCCGCCCGCATGTGGAAGTGGTACAAGTCGGGCGGCTTTGCTTCAATCGGGGCTTGGCTGCATGCCCGTGACGTCTCAGCGTTTAACGCTGGCGCTGCCCCCATGATGACCGAGTTTAAAATGAACCTTGTCGAGCATGGCATGAGCATGGCCGAGTCGTACCTTGTGGAACTGATGCGCGCTCGCATGGGTGAGTTTTCCAAAGGCGTTGTGGCGTCTCCCTTCCACGCGCTTTGTGACCGCTTGGCGGGCGCCGCGCCGTCTGGCGTGAAGGTGCCTCAGCCTGCGCTACTGCACGCGCTCAAAGAGGCCGGATGGATTGACTGCGGGCGTCTGAAGTCGCGGGAGTTTGATTCTAAAAAGCATATATTCTGCGCGCCTGACATGCGGGATGTGAGCAAGTCAGAACTGCGCCGGCTTGTTGAGGACTTGCCTGCGCCCTTGGCGGTGCGTTTGGTGAAGTAAAAAAAAGCCCCTATTGCTAGGGGCTTGTGAGGATGGCAACTGCTACAAGTCGAGGAGAACGACAAGCAGCGCCGCCAGTATAAGCGCAAAAAGGAAAATCATCGCATCATGGCCTCCATCGCGCCTCGGTTAAGCAACCGACGCGCCTGCGCGCCCTCGGCCTGCGCTTGTTTATATTCGTAGTCTTCGGCTTTGCCTAGTTCGTAGCGATAACCTAAGTCGACGTAATAATGCTCGGTGTAAGTCAACGGCCTAAAAGGCGCGAGCGCCTCAGCAATAGTCGGGTTCATAGTAACCCCTTCGCGCTGATAGCATGGTAAGCAATAACGCTTGGGTCGCCTTCTTCAATGGCGTCTATAAGACTGGCAAGCGCGGCGCGTAGCTGGGCGGCCGTGGCCGCTTTGGGCTTGATCTTTGGTGTGTATTCGTAGTCGGGGTCGAGTTCCTCCAGCACCTCGGGCATGCTGCCGTCGTACATGGCCGGCGTGCCGTGATAGTTGGCGCATGTGTGGCCACACTCAAGCATGCGCCGGCGGTCGTTCAATCTGATGTACGCCTGCAAATAATCGGCGGTCGACATGGCCGGCGTCCACTTGGGATAATCGCGCTTTTCGCTCACCGCTTTGGCCTTTGGCGGCTTGTCCATGGCCACGCGGTATTTCATGGCGTTTTCAGGCTTGCATTTTACGGCGATGCCGTGGTGTTCAAAGTTGATCATGTTGCAATCCTTCTAAAAATAAAACTAGGTCATCAATACAGTCGCCAATGGTTATGTCGGTGCCTTCGTTGTCTTTGGGCATGTTTTTAATTTTCTTAGACAATGCCCGCTTGATGTCGTAAATGTCGCACAGGGCAGATGAAAGGTCGTTTTGGTTAATCATTTAACAGTCCCAATCTTCGGTTGAAAGTTTAATGTTGCAAAAATCTTGATGCTCGGTGTTGACATGCTTGCGCATGAGATTGCAGATCGCTTCAACTAATTTGCGGTCTACTAGATCATTGATTGTGAGCGTGGCGAACGGCTCGGCGTCTATGCCCTCGGGCGTGAAGGCATTTCCTCGGTGAAACGTCACGCGGGTTTTGTCGTAATGGCTCACAGTTTGGCCTCCAATTCTTGCAATATTTCCCGCGCCAATATGACGCGCTCGTTGTCTGTGTGCCATTGGTCGGTGCCATCGTCCTGATGTTCCTCGACAAAATATTGAGCAAGAAACAAAGCCATCTTCAGCGCGTGCAATTGATCTTGTTTTGGCCTTGCGTATTCGATGGCCTGCTGCCAAAGTTCCCATGCGTCCTCGACGCCGTTCCAATACTCCGCGCCTTCTCTGACAAGTTGTTGTTCTCTAAAATCGCCCTCTTGCGCCTTTTCTTTGTTCTCAAAAAAATATTCAATTTCATGCGTTGGCGCGTTGCCCATGCAAAGCCGGTAGGCTTTGATAAATGCTTGTTGTTGCGTTTTCATTTATTCCTCCATTAAAAAAATGCCCTTGTCTACACAAGTGGCAAACAAGGCGTCGTCAGGGTAATTTTTAAACCCCGTGAACCCGTGCAATTGGATGTGTCGGAACACTTCCCTCTGTTCCTCGGGTTCGCGGTCAAAAAACCATGCTAGTTCGTAATCAGCGCAGGCGTTCACCATTTGTGTCTTAGTCATCATGCTGCCTCCGTATCTGTTGCACACGCGTCACATTCGCTATCATGCTTTTCATATTGAGCCGTCTCAAATTCGATCATTTCTTGATAAGAATCAAAATCGTATTCTTCGCCGCAGTTCATGCACGCATAGCACCACTGAACGTCAAAATTGATGGAGCAGTAAACGCAACCCGTCCAGTCCTCAGACGCTAGCCACACATTGCCGGAATTGTCATTGATGCCTGCGGATGTGTATTTGTCAATACTGAGGCCGGCTGCGCGGGCTGCGCGGATGCACTCAACTAGGCGGTCAATGTCTGCGCCTTGGAAGTTTTGAAATAGATCAGTCATGCTTTTTCTCCGGTTAATTTACGCAATGCAATGTAGTGAAGTTTGATGTGTGTGGTCGTCATGTGCGCGCTCGGGCTGGCCGCACTTCGCTTAATTTCGTCGATGGTCAAAAGGCCAATGATGGCGGCTAAGTATTTTTGCTTTTTCATGATTATTTCCAAAGAATGTCAAAGTAGGCCAAAGCGCCCACGGCTAAAAGTAGGCCAATGGCCACGGCGGTGAGAATGTCATAAAACGTATGTTTCATTTGTTTAACCCCACGCGGATCACATGCACCAACGTGTAAACGCAAACGCCCGCAAACGCGGAGAGGATTACACACGCCAAGATTGTTTGAAAGTCCATTTTTTGCTCCTTTAAAGTGTTTCGGCCGCGTCGCGCAGCTGCTGCGCCGTCGCAAAATCATCGTCTAAATCGTACGCGCACGTATATTGATTTTCATCATAGGATTGCAAAACGCCGCGCTGCGTAAAAAAACCAAAGTCGATAATTTCTTGGCGGGTCAATCCGTTTGCGCGGATTGTGCCTTCTATGCGGCGATCAACGTCGACAAATACAATGTCGCCGTTTTCTTGCAAAGCGGCCGCGATTCGTTGGCCGTTTGTCGTATACGTGCGGCCGGTATTGAATTTCAAGATCATGTTTTGCCTTTATTTGTAATCGTGGATGGGCGCGCAAAGAATGGCAAACATACGCTCGATGATTGCGTCGTTATATGCAATAGGCTCGCCCTTGATGCGGATGATGAAAGAACCATCGTCCAATTCGACAGTCAAATCGGGGTCAGATTCAGAATACACCAAGTAAATATCTTGGTCGTTAACGCGCGATTGCGCGAGCAGATCAATGACAGAATCAAGGATTCCATCAAGAGAATATTCGTTGCGGTTCATGTTTTGCCTTTCGTTTACTGTAGTTTTCCCTTTTCGCCGAAGCGAGCTTAGAGTGTAACAGATTCTTTTACACTGTCAAGCACTTATTTTGACAATATGCACAAATTGCATAACGTGGACAATCGTTGGACTATTGTTGGACACTGTATAAATGAAAGATTGACCCACACGAAACGCTAGCATTTACGCGGCTTGCAGAATAGTGTGGACAATGTGGACAATCATTTTCTAGCAACTAAAGTTAAAGATATTTATATAAGGGTTAATACCTAGTAAATCTGAACGGGTTGCAAACGCGGCTACCCGCGCCGATTTAAAACGGGCGTCCACAATGTCCACATTGTCCACAAATGTCCACGCCTTGAACCGACTGGCGTAAAACAAAATGGCCATGTGGACAATGTGGACAATCAGTTTTTAGGTTGTCCACATTGTCCACATGTTGCGTGGCCATGCGACTTGGAAACAGTTGTCCACATTGTCCACATGACCCACGGCCTGCGTGGCCATGGTTCCATTTTGCTTTGATGGGGGTGGGTAGGGCCGAGCGACAGGGCCTTGCAAAAACGGACGGGTTGCGAACAATTTTTTTCTTATAGAAATTTGCCAACCGCCTTAAAAATTTTTTTTCTTATAGAATAAAGCCACACGCAAAAGCGTAGGAGAGCGTATGTTCTATTCAATCCCATTTACACCGCGCAAGGTCGAGGCAACAGAATCGCGCTTGAAGGCGGTGTACGACGCCGCCAAGCTGGGCCTCAAAGGCGATACCTTAGCGCTGGCCGCCGGCATGCTACCCACAGAATACCGCCAACTCACGCAACTTGACCCCGTTGTGGAGATGGCCGCGCAAAAAGGCAAAGCCGACGGTGAGATAGAGATGGCCAAAATCTTACGCGCCGCAGCCCTAGACGGCGACGCTAAGATGGCGCTAGAAGTCTTGAAGCACCAACACGGCTGGGTGGCCAAGCAGGCCATATCTGTCGAAGTGGATCAGCGCATATCCATCACAGGCGCGCTGGCCGAGGCGACTAAGCGGGCCATCACTGTGGAAGACGCCAATATCATAGAAACACCAGTCCATGCAATCGACCATATACAGCGCTGAAGACGAACAAGAGTTAATGGCGCGGCTGTGGTCGCCCCACATTAAGGACAACCCGCTAGCGTTTGTAATGTTTGCTTTTCCTTGGGGGCAAGCAGGCACGCCACTGGAACACTTCGCAGGCCCACGCAAGTGGCAACGCGAGATCCTTCAAGATATTGCAGTACACATAAAAAACAACCAAGGCAAGGTCGACTTTGACACCCTACGCAACGCCGTGTCTTCCGGCCGTGGTATTGGTAAGTCAGCTTTAGTGTCATGGATCACCATCTGGATGTTGTCCACCCGCATAGGGTCGACGACCATCATTTCAGCCAACAGTGAGTCACAACTGCGCTCTGTTACATGGGCCGAGATAACTAAGTGGCTGGCGATGGCGCTTAACAGTCATTGGTTTGAAGTCTCGGCAACCAGACTGATGCCGGCCAAGTGGCTTACCGAACTAGTCGAGCGTGATCTCAAGAAAGGCACACGTTATTGGGGCGTCGAGGGGCGGCTTTGGTCAGCCGAGAACCCAGATGCGTACGCTGGCGTACACAACTTTGACGGTGTGTTGGTGGTGTTTGATGAAGCGTCTGGTATTGACGACTCAATCTGGGCGGTTACCAGCGGATTCTTTACTGAAAACACACCCAACAGGTTCTGGATGGCGTTCAGTAACCCACGGCGCAACACGGGGTACTTTTACGAATGCTTTAACAGCAAACGCGAATTCTGGTCAACCAAGGTGGTCGACGCGCGCACGGTCGAGGGCACCGACAAGCAGGTGTACCAGCAGATTATTGACGAATACGGCGCCGATAGCGCCCAAGCCCACGTCGAGGTCTACGGTCAGTTCCCCAGTGAGGGCGACGATCAGTTTATATCGGCTTTGTTAGTCGACGATGCGATGAAGCGGCCGGCGTACAAAGACCTATCAGCGCCCATAGTGATCGGTGTTGACCCCGCACGGTTTGGCGCGGATGCGACAGTCATCGCGGTCAGGCAAGGGCGGGACATTGTTAGCATCCGGCGCCACAGGGGCGACGACACCATGACCGTCGTTGGGCATGTAATCGACGTGATAGAGGAATACAAACCGACGCTGGTCGTAATTGACGAGGGCGGCTTGGGCGCAGGCATTGTCGACCGCTTAAAAGAGCAACGCTACAAGGTCAAGGGCATCAACTTTGGTACTAAGTCTAAGAACCCCATCATGTACGGCAACAAAAGGGCTGAAATGTGGGGTGCGATGAAAGATTGGCTCAAAGGGGCGTCGATTCCGCTTGACAGATTTCTCAAAACTGATCTAATTTCGCCTATGATGAAACCCGACTCTAAGGGTACAATCTTCTTAGAGTCGAAAAAGGACATGAAAGCGCGGGGCTTGGCCTCACCAGACGCGGCAGACGCGATTTGTGTGACGTTTGCCTACCCCGTGGCCCACCGTGAGGCGCGTGAACCCACGCAGCGCCGCACGTACAGCGATCGAAGCGTGGTCACTACTTCTTGGATGGGGTCATAATGCCACTTGTAAAGTCTAAATCGCCCGAAGCCTTCCGCAAGAACGTCGCCGCTGAAGTTAAGGCTGGCAAGCCTGTCAAGCAGGCAGTGGCCATCGCCTACTCGGTCAAGCGAAGTGCCCCTACACCTATGAAGAAGAAGTAATATGGCAGATCAAACAGGCATGGTCGCAGTCGCTAACGTAGCGGCTGGCGGCAAACCCCCAAAAAGTGACTCTGACATACTGACCGTAGCGCGCGCTAGGCTAGATATGGCCGTTTCGGCGCTGGCTGAGAGCCGTGAAGATGAGATTGACGACCTGCGTTTTTACGCAGGCTCACCTGACAACCACTGGCAGTGGCCAGCGGACGTACTGGCCACCCGTGGTGCGGTGCAGGGTCAGACAATCAATGCTAGGCCGACGCTTACAATCAACAAACTGCCGCAACACGTCCGTCAAGTGACGAATGACATGCGTCAGAACCGCCCCGGCGCCAAGGTCATCCCCGTAGATGACGACGCTGACGTGCAAGTGGCTGAGATTTTCAACGGCATGATTCGCCACATTGAGTACATCAGCGACGCGGATGTGGCCTACGACACAGCATGTGAAAACCAAGTCGCCTACGGCGAAGGTTACATCACGCTGATGACCGAATACTGCGAACCCAACAGTTTTGATCAAGACATTAAGATTGGCCGCATTCGTAACAGCTTTTCAGTCTACATGGATCCTCTGATCCAAGACCCGACTGGCGCAGACGCTAAGTATTGCTTTATCACTGAAGATTTGACCAAAGCAGAGTACGAGCGCCAGTACCCAGACGCTGCGCCTATATCTACATTGCAGTCGCTTGGTGTAGGTGATCAATCAATCAGCAACTGGCTCAATGAAGACACTGTACGCATTGCCAGTTACTACTACATTGACTACGAAAAAGCCAAGTTGAACATGTACCCCGGCGGGCAGACTGCCTTTGAAGGCACGGCTGAAGATAAGCAGATGAAACTGGTTTACGGCAAGCCCAAACGCACCCGCGAGTCGGTCAACCCCAAGGTCAAGTATTGCAAGATCAACGGCTACGAAATCTTGGAACAAAACGACTGGGCGGGCAAGTGGATTCCCGTCATTCGCGTGGTTGGCAATGAATTTGAGGTCGATGGCCGTTTGTATGTCTCTGGCTTGGTCAGAAACGCCAAAGATGCCCAGCGCATGTACAACTATTGGGTGTCACAAGAGGCTGAAATGCTTGCTTTGGCGCCCAAAGCACCGTTTATTGGTTACGGCGGTCAGTTTGAGGGCTACGAAGACAAGTGGAAAACGGCCAACACAAACAATTGGCCTTATTTAGAAGTCAATCCAGACGTTACAGACGGCCAAGGTGCGGTCTTGCCACTACCCCAGCGTGCGCAGCCACCAATGGCCTCCAGCGGGCTATTACAGGCCAAAGCTGGCGCATCTGAGGATATTAAATCCACAACTGGCCAGTACAACGCCTCACTTGGTATGGGCAGCAACGAACGCTCAGGAAAAGCAATTCTTGCCCGTCAACGCGAAGGTGACGTGGGCACATACCATTACGGTGATAACTTGACCCGTGCGGTTAGGCACGTAGCGCGCCAGTTAGTTGACTTAATCCCTAAGATTTACGACACACAACGTATCGCCCGCATCATTGGTGAAGATGGCGAAACGAAGATGGTCAAAATCAACCCTGAGCAGCAAGAGCCAGTCAAGAAGATTGTCGACGAAAGTGGTGTAGTTATAGAAAAAATCTACAACCCCGGCGTTGGCAAATACGACGTGGTGGCCACCACTGGCCCCGGCTACGCAACCAAGCGCCAAGAAGCGCTGGAAGCCATGGCTCAACTGTTGCAGGGCAACCCACAACTGTGGCAAGTGGCTGGCGATTTGTTTGTCAAAAACATGGATTGGCCCGGCGCTCAGGAAATGAGCAAACGATTTGCCAAGACCATTGATCCTAAACTCATGGAAGACGGCGATAAAACGCCAGAATTGCAAGCGGCAGAGCAGCAAATTCAGGCCATGGGTGCGGAAATGGAAAACATGCACAAAATGCTCCAAAACGTGCAAAATTCCATGGAAGCACGCGATTTGGACATTAAGTCGTTTGAAGCTGAAGTTAAGGCTTACAGCGCAGAAACACAGCGTATTTCAGCAGTGCAAGCTGGCATGACTGAGGAGCAGATTCAAGACATCGCCATGGGCGTGGTTGCTGCGGCCATGGAATCACAAGGTTTAATGAACCAAATGCCCGGTATGCACCAAGAAATGCCTAATGAAATGCAAGAAGCGCCAGAGATGATTCAAGAGCCGGGAGAAATGCAATGAAAGCAGCAGATTTTGTAGGCCAATTGTTTTTGGCCCGCGATGTGGCTCATTCAGCGCATCTCAACACACGCAGTTTTAGCAAACACATGGCTTTGGGCACGTTCTATGACGAGATCATTGACTTGGCTGACGCTTTTGCCGAAGCCTATCAAGGCCGTTACGGTTTGATGGGGCCAATTACCCTTCACTCAGCCAAAACGACAAAAAACGTGACTGAGTTCTTGGAGAACCAACTTGCTGACTTAGAGGCGGCAAGATATGATGTGTGTGCTAAGACAGATTCGTCTTTGCAACAGTTAATTGACAATATCGTTGAGTTGTACCTGACTACACTCTACAAGTTAAAATTCTTGGCATAAGGAACTATCATGTCTAACTACGCAGCCATTACAGCCACAACTCAAATCAAAGTTGAAGCTGGCAAACTCAACGGTATCTTTGTAAGCAGTGCGTCTAGCACGCCCACCATCACGGTCTATGATTCGTTTAAATCTAGCAACTCAGACCCCGTGGTTTTGGCGACTTTTACACCTACAGCCAACACCAATCACAATTTTTATCCCGGCTTGTACGTTAATAAAGGCATTTATGTCGTGATCAGCGGTACAGTCAGCGCGACCATCGCTTTCGAATAAGGGGCATATCTTGGCAGACGTTAAAATTTCCCAACTGCCAGCAGCCACCACGCCGCTTGCAGGCACTGAGCAGATCCCTCTTGTTCAGGGCACCACGACCAAAAAAGTCACTGTCACTGGCTTGTTTACACAAGCCAATCTTGGTACTCCAAGCGCCATTAACTTAGTCAATGCGACCAACGTCCCTGTTGACCAAGCCACAGGCACGTTAGCGGTAAACCGTGGCGGCACGGGCACAACAGTGCCTAGCATTGTTGCAGGCACCAACGTCACTGTCACTGGCACATGGCCAAACCAAACTATTAACGCTACAAACTCTGGTACTGTGACCAGTGTGACGGGCACGGCCCCGGTGGTGTCTAGTGGCGGTGCTACGCCAGCAATCAGCATGGCTGCGGCGACAACTTCAGTTAACGGTTACTTGACGTCAACTGACTGGAACACTTTTAACAACAAGCAGCCTGCTGGGTCTTATCTGACCAGCGGCGGTGCTTTGGGCACGCCCTCTAGCGGTACGGCCACAAACCTGACTAGCTTGCCACTGACCACTGGCGTGACGGGCACATTGCCCATTGCCAATGGTGGCACAAACGCAAGCACAGCGGCAAACGCACGCAGCAACATATTGCCCTCTTACGCTGGAAATGGCGGCAAAGTTTTGGCTGTCAATGCGGGTGCAAGCGATACCGAATGGATTCCAGCCGCTGGCGCAGGCACTGTCACTTCTGTAAATGTGTCTGGTGGCTCAACGGGCTTGACTGCATCTGGTGGCCCTATCACTGGCGCAGGCACAATCACATTGGCTGGCACATTGGCAGTGGCCAGTGGTGGTACTGGAACGGCTACACCTAGTTTGGTGCAGGGAACAAACGTCACCATTACAGGTTCTTGGCCAAACCAAACAATCAATGCCACTGCTGGTGGATCAGGGACAGTAACTTCGGTTGGCGGTACTGGCACAGTCAACGGTTTGACCTTGACTGGCACAGTTACAACATCTGGTAATTTGACTTTGGGTGGAACGCTTGATCTGTCAGCGCCTCCCGCAATTGGTGGCACAACTGCTGCTGCTATTACAGGCACAACTGTTACTGCTAATACAAAAGTAGTTTCACCATTTTTTGATGCTGTAAATTCTGCGGGTGGTGCATTGCGTAACGCAAGTGGCACAAGTCAAATTCAATGGGGCGGT